GTGCGAACCGTAAGTAAATGTATTTGCACCATCAGGTGTTATAGTTGTCGATTCAGTATAGACATTTGAAGTATTTTTATCAAATACATTTACTGCACCTGTGTTAGTAGAAACAGATAAGTTTGCATACAAAGTGGTACCGACAAAAATAGTTTGCTCGATGTTGTCAATCATTTTTAATGCTTGACCGTAGCCTATGTTTGCAGAATATTCATTATTAGTTGTTAATGAAGATACTGTAGTGTTTGCTGGAAATATATTATTAGTACTAACTATCTGACTTGTGCTTACATTAGATGCATTACTACTAGTAAGGAAATTTGATATAATGCCCACTGCATTACCTGTAATAGTTGTGATATTAGTCACAGCATTTCCGCCAATGGTTAATGTACTAGTTGCATTGGCCAGTGCCACATTACTAAATGTAATGTACATATCATTGGTTTTAACTAGACGTTGATCCATTTCCCATGGGTGTGTTTTTTCGTATACTTTCCATGTACCGCTTGGTTGCGTACCAAATGGCTGGCCTTGTACAGCATTAGTTTCCGCATCTTCATCGATCCAAATCTTTTCACCGACTTTCCATTGATGCGGCGGCGTATATAAACGTGCAGTTTCCATGTAGTTAAAACGTACACTGTCTAGAATAAACAACATGCCGTCGCCATCTAAGGTAGTTAGTTGTGAAGTGTCACCTGCGTATCTGACTAATATGTTATCAAGGTCTATTACACTGTCGACTTGATAGAAGCCGTCGAACTCAGTGGCAAAACTACGAACTAAAAATATGTCGCCAGCAACCAATCCATGAGGATTAGTGGTGGTAAATGTTACATATCCATCTAACGAGTTAGCCACTGATGTAACTGTATTATCAGTTTCTGTTACTCGATATACATTCCAGTTTTGCGAAAAGTCTTTTGCACACCATATAGTATAGCCAGTACCGATTGCAGATAATTGATTGTTCAAATCAGTGAAGTTGGCTAGATCAAATATAGTAGTATCAACATCATCGATATTTACATATCCAGCAGTAGTGATATCGTTATTGTAATCACTTTGTGCATCTCTATCTAATGCAATAATTCCGTTATACTGCTCGGTTGATTTATATAATTGTGATTTGTTAAATGTAGTTACACCGTCACTGCTGGAATCAGTTACAAATGTAGCAGTTGCAGGATTAACTGAAAATGCTTTTTCATCGAGTGCAATTTCCACGTATGGGTTTGTATCTAATGCACCATATTCGCCCACACGTATTGCCCATTCTTCATAGAAATTTATGGCACTGCTTAAATTATTAAATTCTGCACTGGTCAATTGATTAATTGCATTAGCAGAACCTTTTTGTTTAATGAATCCTTTGTATAATTCAATTTGTGTCGTATCACTTAAACCAAGATCTGACAGATATTGACGTGTTTTAAATCCAATTAATCCATGGCTGTAGTTGATTTGATCCGCATCTTTAAAATTTGTATATGAATCATAATATACCTGAGATTTAGCAGCAATGGTGGCAAAGTTTGGCAATAGCCCTTTTTTAATTTCACTTGCGGCAATTTGTTTCCAATAAGCAAAGGCAAATTCAGCATTAGTTGTTTGAGTAACATTATTCAATGCAACATAATATTGATTTTTATATTGTACTAGGTCACCTTTTAAATAATCTTTATTACTGGACCACGCATCTATGTTGCCAGAATTGTAGATGAAGCCTGGCGCACTTAAACTGCCATCCCAGTCTGCGGTTTTTTGTCCAATCAATTTTAACCTGTATTGTCTATTACCAAGTTCAGGTTTGTAAATGATATCATTAAACACTGTGGTGTTATCAAAAATTAACACATGCTCGTATTGTACTAGATTTAATTCAATATAGCCAATAACTGCATCATTGGTCAATGTTAATTTAAATGCAGTTGGGCTACGTAACACATTGTAATTTGTAGTTTTAACCAAGGCAAAATTTTGATCTAATACTTTTGAACCATGCTGACTATCAGTAATTGCATCAGTGATTGCACCAACTGTAACTGCATTTATTGTGTTAGCCACCGGTGATAATACTAAGATACTGCCCGGTGCCCAACCTTGCTGTGCCCAGAATAAGAATTCTTTAGTTGATAGTTTCCAGTTGCGTGTTTCGCCTAGTTGTTCATCTGTGTCATTGAAGGTAAAACCCTGCGCCATTAAATATCTTTCGTAGCTAATTAAGAAATCAGCTATTTGTTGTTGGCTATTAAACTCATACCCATAAGGTACGGTTAATTTTAAGTTTTGATAATCTTTAAACACTGTTACTGAATTAGTTAATACAGTAATTTTGTATGCATTTGAATTTATCACACTTGGAATAATAGTAAAGTACGGGTTAGCTAAATTATACCCACGTACACTATAGCCATTTGTGGTCTTTTCAATAATCACACCACTGTAGACTAGTTTGTCAACAGGCGTCGATTTATACAAATGTACATTATAATTTTCATTTGGTACAATAATACTATCATTTGTACTGGTCGGTGAACTTTGTTCTGCTAAAATTTGTAGATATTTTTGATCACTAAATCCGGCCAGTTTATATGCAAGATTAATTTGATAATGTGATATCAGCGGAGTAATAACAGTAGCAGGATCTACACCTTGATGTATTAAAAAGTCAGCAATCCAGTTTATATAACCGGCGGTTCTAACCACAGTGCCAGCTGATGTGTCACCATTGAATGTCAGTGATGTTTGTTTAATGTGATCATTGGTATCAGTTACATATTGCTCCAACATAGTATTTTTTGAATAACGTGACACATCCATTAATAGACTAAAATACTTGGCTGGTTTAGCCAATGCCAGTGCTTGTTGTACAGCAAACGCAAAGTCACTGCTGTGGCGCCACGCTGTTTCGACCGGTCCCTGTTGTCCTACTGCCCATGCAGTTGCCGCATGAGTAGCATTAAATGATGCAGTCATTATTGCTGCCGGACTTAATAAAAATCCGTTTGCATCAACTGGTATAACTTCTGACAATCCAGGGCGTGCAAAGGTTGTATCTATACCTGCGCGAGTACCTTGTTTAATCAATCCAGCTTCTAGGTCGTCCCATAGTAATTTATTGCCGCCAGTATAAGGTGCAGGACCGTATTCTTCTACCCACCATGATGGCATGGTAGAGAAACCCAACATCTCCCACGGAGTTAAATGCGGACGTAATGTATCATAGAAATATTGATAGCATGCTCTCCAACTACCTGGTAATGCTTCACTATCAATTCGATCCACAAAACGGCTGTAATTCCATGTAAAGGGATCATTGCTGTCAAATGTGTCGTTGACTGTGAAATCAATTTTATTATTGCCTATCCATATAAGGAAATTCTTAGACGTTAATTGATTTATTTCATTTATCGAATAATCATTATTTCTAAATTTACCCGGCATTACGTTATAAATGTCTTGATAGCTACCGATATCACGCAGCGTGATGTTATTGTATATACGTTTTTCTAACTCTAATAAAAATTCATCTCTATAATCATCAAATGCTGGTGTTATGCTACCGTCGTGGCCGCGAATAACATTAATGGATGTACGATAGGTATCGTCTAAAAAGATCTCAGGAATAAATTTAGGATATAACCCTAACTTAGTTGGAGTTTCTGGTACATAAGATCCATTAGTATCTGCATATTCTACAATTTTAACATTGTCATCAACTTCCAAAGTAACAGTGTCGGTAAACGTTATTGCTGGACGATCTGTATCAAATGTATAATCTATATCTATTATTAACTGTACATCATTTAAATAAACAAGTACTGCTTTATTACTTAATGCACGGGCATCGAATGTTGTAGTAATTTCATATGAACGAACCAATGGGTCAAATATTGTATAGCCCACGCCATTGACAATATTTTTTAATGTACCATACGGTATCATGTCACTGTAATACCAAGGGAACGTACTGTTTTTAATCTTATTAATTTCGGTTATGATTAAATCAACACTGGCCACAGGATCAGTCGGTTGTATGCCAGACAAAGTTACACTTAACTCTAAAAATTTATTTTTAAATCTAGCATATTCTTGCTGTGCGTAACGAACGGCGTCAATAAAGTTTGTGCTGTCATTTACTAAAAATAATGCTGCATTCGATAAAGGTGCACTGTGTTGTAATATGGTGCCGCCTTGTGATTTAATCTCAATATCTCTAAGATTACTATCACTGAGTACATCACCCACTAACTCTGTACTATTTTGACTTAGTTCCACTAGGTGATTTCTGATTTGACCCAATGTCAATGTTGATAAATCAGTATTTTGTGCATTGAGCTCTAGATTTTTTGGTATCTGGTATTGCCCAAGCGCACTTACTTCATTACTATAGACTAGAATGTCGATCTTATCACCTATAGTAGGTGCAGTGGATAATGTCAATGCTCCATTTGTTAAAGTCCATTGAGATGTTTTTAAGAATACATTATTTTTATAAACTTTAACATATGGTATCGTAACTGCATCTGGTACAGTGACATCAATTTTAAATGGACTATTAATACCATCGTATACATAGGTAATCAATTGATATTGATTATTTTTTTCAGTAACTGTATTCCAATTATTTTTTGGTAGTGATGTGTATCTATCTACTATTTGATGTAGGAACCCTGTGGCAATTCGTTCAGTAAGTTGAGTTTGATTAGCTACATAACTAAACGTATCAGTATCAAAGTAATTGATGAATTCAATATTTCCCTGAGTTTGGAATGATGTGTAAGTCAGCGGAAAGGCCAATACTGAATCAGAAATAGTGCCGGTACTTGATCTGTTGTAGCCAAATAATCGTGTGCCGGTAAACGTACTCAACGGATAAAGCGAAAAACTCTGTTCAGCACTATCGTACATGTCAAATAACGGATCTTGTTGTAGGCTAGTTTTTTGCTGACTAGCTATCCAAGTATCACCATTGTACCACCACTGAGTGCCTTTGTAAACACCATCAGTTATAACTACAGAATCGTAAGTTTCAACTGCACCATCGGCAGCTGGATTTAAATTTATATATTTGGGCCCAGTTAATAATCCTTCACCATCAATTGCAGTTTGCACTAAATTAAGTACAAAAATTTTATTACGAACCAACGGATCAACATCGTTGGCAAATATAACTCGCATGCCATCAAATAATGTGACTCCAAACGCTACAGAAAATACCTGTCCATTCAAATTATTAAATGCATCTTGTGTTGTAGTATCTAATATATCAACTGGTGCTTTTCCAATCCTGCCGTAATTGAACAATTGCAGGTCTGATTCAAACTGTACAATTGGACGACGTGCGCGAAGGTCTTGGTCAAATATATATTGTTCATTGTTATAGGTAGCAGTGGCAGTGATTATATCTCGATGGAACCATCGATTATTTCTCGACCATGCATTTAAATCTACACTAGCTCTGTTAATGGTAATATATTCTGGATACACAGTGTCTCGACGTGTATTGATTACTGATGTTCCGCTGGCAATGCCTGTTCCAGTTATAGCCGATCCATTTACTATTGAAGATACATCGCTCAATGTAACAATGTACAAAGATCCAACTGTAACTTCATAATATACTTCAACTTCAATAGTGCCAATGTTAATAACAGTACCTGCAGGGATTACATCTGTAGTAACTGCACTTAAACTAATTCTATTCAATGGATAATTAGTGATAATCTCATCATTGTAGGGTTCAGGTGTAACTAATAATGTTGTATCAACTAATTGTATGCCTGTAGCAGACCCTACTCCTTCTACATAATATTCCTTATCCTGATATGTTGCTGGGATAGCATCAGTACCAAATCTTATTTTCAATCCGCTAGTAAATACCACTCCATTGGGACTGGTGTATGTAGTTTTTCCTAAAATATCATTTTCAACATCTATAGACCAGCCAGCGATATCAACTAGTTTAATTGTACCATAGATAGACGGATTGTTACCATCTTGAAAGTACAAAGTATCTTGTATACTTGATATCACAGGAACAACATGAAAAAATCCATCATAATCTTTAAAGAATTCTTTATTGGCATTAACTACACCAGATCTGATATAGACCTTTTCGTTGATTTGTACATCTTGTACACAGGCCAATCGAATTAATGGATCGTTGATATCACCACTGTCTGCAAATTGTACACGCCAAACTCCGTAACGTTGTGCCTCGGGTATTACCTCGCCGGCATTATAGCCAGACACAATATCACCGTTGCCATCGTAAACATTAGGTACAGTCCATGCTTCTTCACCACGGTTTGTTAATAAATTTTGATCAATGAATATTGCAGTTTTACCGTTGAGTTGAGTAGCAACACCTGCATAGCCTGGAAACGCAGCAAGGAATTGACTAACAGTATGATTTTGTATATCAGCATAGGCAAGAGGCACTGCGTACTCTACGTTGGCCACTACATTCATTAACACATATCTGTCTTGGGCACTTGCCTGCGGCACATTAAATGTAATTGTACCCGAGTCTGCACCGTTGTTAATAACTCCGAATACATCACGTGTACTAACTGTCGGAGTTGCATTTACTAGACCATCTACACCTAATTCAGTTTGTATCCAGAATTGATTACCCAATTGATCAACTTCAAATGTGTATCGGCCACCACGTGCTAGAGTAAGAGTATTTTTTGTCGGGCTAGTAGATGTAAACTCGTAACGAGACGAACTTACATTACGAACAACATTATAGGTTTTTTCTAAATCAACTCCGCTGGTGTTAACATCAACAGCGTTTGGACCATCTGCAAGCCAGTAGTATTGACTAAAATTAATAAATTTATCAAATGATATTTGTGGGTCAAAGCTATAATATTCGTCGTCAAATAATCTATCATGGTTTGCAGTTAGCCCACCATAATATTCAATTTTGTTTAACAGATCAGTATAACTGGCAAAAAATGTAATTTCTTGTCGATCATTGCGAACAACAATACCTGGTTCAAGTTGATACTTTTGTCTTTCAGCTGAATTTTCGATTACATAGCTGTCTTTACTTTTATAAGTTGGAGCAAATGTTCTTCCGATATAGCCGTGTATATTTCTTAAATTTGGCTCAGTTACTAACTGATCCATTGTTGCCGACAAAAACTTATTGTTAGTATCGGTTTGAAATATGGTAGGAAGAAAATTTGAAGTCTTTTTTGTCGCCATGTCGTTATAATCTCAAGTGTTATATAGTATTTAAGCCAATACAGTTTGGTTGATTTGCGCTGCGGTGATTGCACTAATAATCTGTACATTGTCCACAGTTGCAGCACTTACAATAATTTCATTATAGTTTGCATTGATTTGTAGTAGGCTACCGAATGTGCCAGTTTCACTCGATGGAACAATAGTGATACTTGCAATATTAGGTGCAAGCACACTATGCAGGTACGCACTCAATTCACTGAAGTAGAATGTTTCACCAAAGTCCCAGTTAGCTACATCAAAGTAACTGTTAATTGCATCAATGACTTTAGTTTTAATATCATTATCACTGACCACTATACTTGTATTTTTTACCACTTTAAATGTTGCCTGTAATGAAATTGCTGCTTTGGCGCCAAATATTGGTTTAAATTTAGCAGGGTTATAAATGATAGTATCTGTTAAATTTTTATAATTTTCCAAACTACTAAACTCTGTACTCAATGCATCAACGGTTGGAGCCGTTGGCTCAGCGACTACACCTGTAGTATCCTGTATCCATGCAGTATAATCAGTGGCGTATTGTTTTGTTAATAGATACAAGTCAATAATATTATTTGGGCTTGGATCGATACGACGATAGTTAGGGCTATTATGACGATATTGGAAATATATATCTTGACGACCAACTTTAGCAGTATATCCGGTTACCTCAGATAATACGTAGGTTGCATCAGACTGATAAAATTTATTCTCAGCTGCAATATAAAATAATTGTCCAATAGGCCAAGTTTGACTAACTGCCTGCGCTGCTATCAGGGTTGCATAAGAGGAATTGATAAGATCGTTGCTGACAAGCGTTTGTGTAACAAAATTATCATATCCATAGGTTGCTTGAAAGTATACATATTTGCTATTGCTATCAACATCCGGGCTAACAATTAATTCAAACAATTCTGGATTATCTAATATACCATTGGTATCTATATCAGAAAACGTAACTAATATTTTATTAGGATTTTCGTAACCATCAACTTCAATAATATTTTTATAAATGTACCATGTATAATCCAATGCTAGAGGATTTGAATCATCGGGATTGGCGTTTACCTTTAATACTTTAATGTTATCATGTACAGTAAGACCTGTTTTAGGGTCAAACACTTTAACTGTATTGTCAAAGTAGAAATTAGTTTCTTTTACACTTTCAAATACATAATTAAGTCCACGATATAGCACAGTGTAAGTTTGTCCTACTGTTTTAAAACGGATCAACCAACTAGCATCTAAAGCGGCGCCACTGGTATTTCCTGCATCAGTTAGACTAAAATCACCTGTGTTTAAATTACTAGGTAATATTAATTTCCATGATGTAGTGTCAATATCATAACGCAGACCAAAATCTTGATATGACTGTACATAACCTACTATGCTATCCACTAGCGCAGTTGAAAATTCAGTATTTAACACCGCATATACTGCAACAGCTATAGCACCATCGGGCACTTGTTCGCCCAGGATAATCGGACCAGAGCCATTGGCTAAATTACCCAGGCCCCCATTGGTTCCATCACCAACAATCTGTTGAACTGATGCATATATAAAATATTTGTCGCCTGGCTTGCTCGGAGTATCATTATATACAATAGTATTTCGTGAATCAAAATAGTTGCCAGTGCCTGCTGAGAATTTAATTATAGAACTTTGTTTTATGTATTTGTTATTATTAGCAACTACATCACCAACTTGTAATATGATGTCTGATGCATTAACTAGATAACCAGTCGATCCGTTGGCCACTGTTGTTGAATAATGCCACTGTGTGTCACTGATAACGATAGTAGGATATTTACTATAGAAAAAATGTAGTGTTTCTTGTGCTGACGCCACGGGTTTCACTTTGTTATAGATTGCTTTGTAAATATCATTCTTTGTGTTATAATCAAAGGAAAACGTACCTACAAACGGATCACGATATAATACACCGTCATCTGCAAAGATGTTAGTACTTGAATATTTTCCAGTTGTATCAATAACATCTAAGTAACGACTAATACCAGAACTTGTACGGTTAACTGCTTTAACTTTAAGTATGTTACTGAACAATGTGTAAGGTAAGATGTTGTAATCTTCGCCTGTTACCATACGATCTTGTGTATAGTATTGTTGAGGTGCTTTCTGACGTATTTCTTCCAGCGATTCACGTGAGCTAGCATTAGCCACAGTGTAGCGCAGGCTAGCACGAATAGTCAAGGTTTCAACTCTGCCACTACGGCTTGTATAATTAACTGGTACAACTATTCCCTGCATTTCATCTGGGGTGATTTTATAATCAGCACCATTACTCACACGGTAGTACAGTCTATAATTGCCCTGTGGAATGTTAGCAAAGGCACCATCACCAAATACTAGATCAATTTGATCACTGGCTCTAGTGTTGACTTGGAATATAGATTTATTAGTACTTTTATTATAGATAACATTGGTGTTGTTTACTGCTGGAACCTGTGTCCATAAGGCATTTGGCAAGCCCTGTGCATTTAAACTGTATAACCATATATCAGTGTTATTGATATTGTCAACATTGACACTATACACACGATTTGGTGTACTTTCTTGGAATGTAAAATCAAGTGATTTTAATTCGCCCTGTTTGAAGTAGGTAAAGAATCCAGTATTTGCACTGGTATTGCCCAAGTTATCATTTTTGTAAAGTAAATTAAATGGTTGATTTTGACGAGGTGCACTTTCGTATATATAAGTTTTACCGGCACTTGTTGGGCTAGTCATTTCAAACTTAGTAGTTGTGCCTTCAATTTTAGTTGTAAAACTGTAGGTTGCAATGATGCTTGATACTAAATTTATCTGATATTCGTCATTGATTATACCATTAATCAATTGACTGTTGCTAGGTTTACCTATAGATTGAGCTGACATTAATCCTGCATTGATCACCGCGGTAAATTGCTCGTACCAATTGTCATTGGCTGAGTCTGCCCACGAAATTACTAAACCGGATAAATTAATACCGTTACTGTCGTAGACAGTTTCAGTTGTACTTACACTGTCAACTTTTAAAAGTCCGCTAGCAGGAATATTACGTTTAGGATTATAAGAAATTAGTTTAGCAAGTTTAAGAATACTGTCACGACGTTGTGCAGTGTCCATAAAGTTTTCACGAGCATTTAAATCGCCGCGGAATGCTAGACTTTGTCCTAAGAATGCAATTAAATCTATTAGAGCAATGAACTCACTTGATTCAATAAAGTCATTGAAATCTTCCGGATAGTATAAGCGCAAATAATCAATCATCGACTTACGAAGTGTTTCATAATCGTAGCTTTGGAAGTCTGCATTGCGGAAAGTTTGATAGACGCGAGTCCAATCTTCAGCAACTAATAAACCGGTTTGTCTTGTGGTAATAGCCATACTAATTTCCTGTTATAATGTATTTATTTAAGGAAAAAAGTACGTAGTTTATTAGTTTGCGGTAAGTGTTCTGCTTTGATTGTTGAATCTTAGATTCATTAGATTTGTTTGATTTGTCTGTAGATAGCGTAGTTCAAGTTCGATTTGAATGCCTGTTTCATACTCAGTAACAATAACATTATCGATCGACACACGTGGGTCATAGGCAGCAATTGCTTTAATGTCGGCTATGATAGCACTTTTAAGTTCAGGAGTAAACGGATCATATAAGACGTTCCATATAATAGTGCCAAAATTAGGATTCATCAGCTTCTCACCTTTGCGGATTTGAAAGTGATTGATTAAATCTTGTTTAATTAACTCAAAGTCAGTTAGACGAAACTTTTTATTTCTGCCTACTGTTGAGAAACCTTTATATAAAATAGCCATAATAATATTTATCCTAGGGTTATGTGGATTTAATTGGTTGATCTAGTGTGGCCATTTTTGGTCCTAGTACTGCAACAGCATATTTGCCTTTGGCAAAATAATTGTCGCCGGTAGTACCAAAAGCATCTGTTTTACCACTACCGCCGCGCCATTGTTTAGCACCGCCAGCGCCTAGTAGGTGACTTACTGCTAATAATCCCGCTACATCTTCGAGAGGAGTATCTTTAGTCACAGTACCAATATTACATAATGTTTTGTAGTTGCGTTTGGTATAAGCACACATCTCAGCTTCTTGTATGGCTGGACTGTTTAGGAATTTTTCTAAGCTATCAATGCCGTCTTTGCCAATCCAGTTATTTGGGTTGCGTAACTGTGCATTACTACCGCAGGACATTTTAACATGTTTGGCATCCTGTAATGCAGGATATCCAAATTGATATTTCCCCACGAACCCGATACTATTGATACATCGATATCCGCTTTCACCGTTTGCTTGTCCACCACGTCCGGGAGATCCGCTTTCGCTTTTACCTATAACTGCATAGTACGCTGTCATTTGTGCAGAAGTTAGACCGCCAATTGAACAGTCAGTGGTAGGTTGATTTCGTAGATCAACTTCGGTGGCTGGATTTTTAACTCCTATGCCGGCGGCTGTTTTAGTTGCATCAGTCTTACCTGTATATGTTTCAGCAGGTTGTTGTCCAATTGATTCTGCCGCTGCAAACGGCAATGGCGCACTTCGTCTATATGGTTCGTGCGTAGGAGCAACTGTGACTATCGAAGATAAACTACCGGTGCTGGTATATAAGCCAACTGTTGAATTAAGTACCACATCCGACAAATTATTAATTTGTATTTCTTTTGGCTTATTAACTGACTGTGCGCCGCCGCTGTTTTGTTTTATCAATTCACCAGTGTGAGCAATATCTCCGGCTGCCTTCATTGATATACTTGCGGCGTCGATGTTAACAGGTGAATCACTTTGTAGTCCTATAGTACCGTTCGCTCCAACAGTAACTACTCCAGTAGACAACATGTTAAAACTACCACAGTCAATTTGAAATTTACTGCCTGATTTCATGTTTATTTTATTAGCGGCATTAAGGTTTATATTATTGTCTGAATGTAAATTAATAGACCCTTCACTTCTTACATTAAACCCATTATTTGTATAGATATTGACCGCACCGTCTTTAGTTAATTCGACCCAGCTTGTACCATCACTATGCGAGATATACAAAGTATTGTCAGTCGCAGTGTCATTCATCATTATCTGATGACCACCAGCAGTACGCAATCTTACTAATTGATTTTCACCCGTTACAGCACCGTCATCCATGACAAACGTGTGGCCGCCTACACGAGTTGAAAAACGATAATCGTCTTCAGTTAAGGTTCCGGCTTTTTGTTTGGCAAGATATGCTTCGCGATTATTAGCCGGATCATCTGCATACGGTCGGCCAGGTGTGCTAATACCAAAAACATTACTGGGGCTCTCACGTTGGCTACTACTGGTAATTGTGCCGCGAGCAGTATCTCTATCTAACCCTTGTGTTTTTAATATACTATATTGTTGTTCATGTATTGGTTTAGGATTGTCAATAAAGTTTGGATTTGATCTAGCTGTAAGATCATTTTCGTTATACTCTGCTACTGGAGCAGTAATCCCATTTTGATATGATTTTTTAGTATCTGCCGATGCGCCCGATGTATCAATCTTATTACTGCTGGCTAAACCAGGCATCATGTGTCTACTGACATGCGAGTTAACACAGGCAATAAAATATCCACGTAACGGGTCACCTGCGATGAATATTACGATTACTTCAACACCGATGTCAGGTGGCACCATCCACATACCGTAGGTATGTGGAACATTTACAAATTTATTATCACTATTGGGTTTGTTTGCATATTTTGATGCGATATCAGTTGTGCCCATAAACGGACTAGCATAGCTAACTGTGCGCCAATTTGATGGTGCATCTGGGTCGCCACCTAAATCCGGAACCCATACTTGTAGTCGGCCGGCACGTGTTGGGTCAAGATTGTTTTTAACAATACCAATGTATGGGTGCGGGTCAACTCTAGTGGCGGCAGCATCTTCTCTGCGCAGATGCTTAACTACTTTACTACCGACTCTGTGATCTATTGCCATTTATTACTTTCCTTATTTTTGATTAAGCCGCTCTTGTATATGCATCTAATGCGTTAACGTATGCAGTTTGTGCGGCTTTATTGGCTGCATCTAAAGGTGCATACTTAGCTTGTGCAGTTGCTAACTGATTCTGTGCTAGAGCCAAGGATTGTTGATTATTAGCAATTAATGGGTCAGCTTCGGCTTGTGTTAATACTCCCCGTGCTACTCTGTCGGGATATCTATCAAGGTTAGCACGTATAGTCTCAATTCTAGATTCAATTTGCGCAACTGCATCTAACGCAGCATTTGCTGCAGATTGTGCCTGATCTCTTGCGGCTCTGGCTTGATCTGATGTAGCTTTTAATGCTAATTTCTCTGCACTTGGTGGAACTGGGCTCGGTATTGCTACTGGTTCTGTTTGTGTAGTTATTGCAGTCTCTGGTGCAGTTGCGTCAACTTTGGCTAACGCCTTTTCTTCAGCAGTTTGCACTGGTGGTGTAGTATCTTCGACTGGTGCACTACCCGGTGCTTTATCATCACCGGTTGTTGTTGCAGTAGATGCAACATTAGCCGCGGCTACATCGGTTGGTGCCGGAGTTACTGCTTCAACTTCACGTTCTTTATTAGCAGTTTTTGAGGGATATTTTGGTTCAAGTGATGTTTGTCGAGGTAAGCGTACCACATCCAATGTTTGTTCAAATTTTCCGCCGGTGAATGTGCTTTCAACAGTTAATATGCGATACATTCCTGAAAATAAACTCGTTGAATATTTAGAATCAAACTTCATCAACCCGGTTGCTTCATCTATATCGCTTGGACTTTTAACTGTTATCTGTACATAGATTTCACCTTGGTCCATACGTAGACTACCATTGGCAATTAATCGAGGTTCTATTCCTGTTCCATCAACTTGATCCGACAATACAGTCATTTCTGGTGGATAAAAAACATCATCTTGTTTAATATACTGTGGGTCGCCAATTATTTTTAATTTTGCCTGAAGCATATCGCCACCGGCTGTTGTATACAATGATGCTTCTATATCAGCTAGTGCAATTGCTTCAACTGTTACAGCGCCGCCTGTTGATTGTTGTTGTGAATTTAGTACAATCTTTTTCTTGCCCTGAGGCATTACTGCATTAGCATCTCTCGACTCCGGCGTAATTTTTGCATTAGTAGTTTCATCTATTAATAGATTCTGTGTCTTAGATAAGTTTTCTCTATATGCCGTAACGGCAGTATAATACAGTGCATTAAATTCAACATTAAAATCAAGTACATCATTGTTTTTTCCAGTGTACCAATAGTTATGTAGTTTACACGGTTCAGTCCACGTTCCCTGCGGTCCTTCACGTGTTTTTGTATTGTATACTGTATACGGAAGTATATGATAGGTAATTTCACGAGCCCATGTTTCTTGTGTTATATTATATTCACCTAACTTTATGGTCGGCACAACCTTATACCATTTCAGCGGCTCATCGGCCTGTGATTCAAGATATTTTTTATATTCTGCATCGTCTTTAAATTTTGAAACTGGTTGTACTTGTCCTTGTAAGTACTTGGTATGACGCATTGCAAAGGCAATAACTTGATCTATACTTGTACCTGTATTAATTGCAAATACCCGCATACCATGATCCAAATTTCCAGGAGTGCCCCTAATAGACATTCCGTTTTCTTCGCTGGCCATGGGTGTTTGTGCTGTACTTAATGTTTCAATGTTAAGATTAAATTGAGTGCCACCATCTTTAATAATGTCTGGGTGAACTTTAAAGTAGTATTTGTCAGCAACTGTTGTTTTTTCTCTAGCGGCGAGATCTGCATAATATGCACTAATAGCGCCACCATATGATTTTACTTTATAGAATGCATCTTTGCCTCTAATAGAATTAGTAGATTCTGCACTTGCATTTCCTATAGCAGTTAACGGAACAACTTCGCCTGTTCCTCCCCTGACTGTTAGAAGTCCGTTGGCACCCTGTTGAAATTGACCGTTTTTGCCAATTAATCCTTCGCGTTCTTTTTTTGCGTCAGCAAATGCTGTTTCCTCGACAGTGCTTTGTAAGAAACTTTCAAGCGTGCCAGCTGTTATTTCAAAGTTTGCTGGCGTAGTAACTGTTGATAGATCATAGGCTGAATGACTATATGGGCATGCTTCCATTTGATATTCTGCACCTTTTGCAGATGCTTTTATATCCATTTTTAAAATACGAATAGGTATACGTTTTGTTTGATCGGGGATAATCCCAACAATCTCACCAGCGTCGTTCATGCCAAAGAAATCAATCTGTAATAGATATGGCTGTGCTATATAGTTCAACGAACCAATATCAGCACTAAGGTCAAGAATTCGATTTAATAAGGTAACCCCGTATGGTTCAATAATAGTAAATGTAAAATTAATTGCATTAGTTGAACGTGAACGATCGTTAAGGCCAATTACCGTAGTCATATTAAGATTGTCAAAGTAAAAATCTTCAGCAAAGAATGGTGCACGTTTAAACATTGATGCACCTTCGTCGATGTTATATCTGCCTGCACTGGCTATGATAACGCGATTTGATTGGTAATTTTTAACATCGCTAACAATATCATTATATTCTTTAACTGTTAGTAATGCTAAACTTATTCCGTAGGTATAAGACGGGTAGGCTAGTAACGGATTAGGTATAGGAGCTTTTTTCTTTTTATTATTTGCTGTAGTTGCTTTTGTTGATTCACCACTTGTAACTTCTGATGCAGTTGATGTAGTAGCATCAGCAACGGTTGCCGGTGACGTATTTGCTATTCTTGCATCTTCAGTTTTTGAAACTGCGGGCACTCTTGATAGTGCTGCATTTTGTTGTGCCCTTAGTTTTTCGAATTCGTTCTGAAATTGTGTCTGCGTTATCTTCCCGCTTTTTAGATCATTTGCTAGTTTGACTTGATATTGTGTGTATTGCTGATTAATCTGCGCTGCTGATCCTGCAGGCGCAGGTGGTGTAGATGCTAATTTATTTGTTACTGTATCTTGTGTCGGAGCTTGTTCTTTTAACAATTGTGCATTTATTTTTGCGATTCCGGCTTGAAATTGTGCTTGCGTTATAGTGCCAGCAGACAAATCATTTACTAATTTAAGTTGAGCTTGCTGAGCTATTTCAGCTTTTGTAAGTGCCATTTACTATAATCCTAATGCCGCAATGATTGTTTCTTTTTTAGGAATGAATATTGTTGTACCTGGCAGGAAATCAAATACCGGGTCCTGTATTGTGTTTGGATTGCGCATAGCAAACACCCACCACAAGGCACTGTCACCATACAGGTCATATGCCAGCAAGTCTGGACGATATTTGTAGGTTGCAGCAATTCTATATACTACATCGGCAGCCAATGCCGGTATATCTCTAAATGTTGTGACATCTAAAAAGAATCCATACGAGTCTGTTTTGCTATATGGACTTGTTTGACTATAGGTAACCGCTGACATTATAGGAATCCTCCTGTAGTAGCAGTTTGTATTAGTCTGCCTGCGGCAAATGCATCAAGATTAAAGTTATCGTGCAGATTTTTACGACTGTATATTGGTTTCAATGTAATTGATATCGTACTTACTGCTGGCACCCTTGTCGACGATGTTACTGTCTTGTAAGATGATACAGTCGATTCAGCAGTGGCTTTTTTACTACCCCACTGTGGTGCAAATTGCATGCCTTGATTATCAAGTTGATTCACTACACTCATAGGAGTCGAAGGAGTAACAGTTGACTCTGTTAATGTAGTTGTTGTTACTGGAATTTGTATATAATCAACTTCGTTTGGCATAGTGTGTGTAAAGTTAGTTATCACACAAGGCACATGTGGGAAATAGTGACTACCGTATCCATCCAAGAATACAATTGGCGGTGGATTACCTGCATTTGCTCCACTACCAAAGAACATTTTAGTAGCTGATCTAAAAAAGTAGATAGCCGCTAGTAAATATTTTCCTTCATCGATGCCTTGTACAGTAAATTCTCCACCGATAGTAATGTCACTTACTTCACTGTTGGTGTAAAATTGTTGTGAATAATTACTGTGTACTGGAGTAGTTGGACTGTAATTAGCTACATGCGATACTGTTATAGTCGGTGTATACGGAAATATAACTCCGTTAGTTTCTCTTAACGGAGCCATAAGATTATTAGGACTTGCGCCACTTGCTTTGTAAAAGATAGTTGCTTTGTCTGCTAAACTTATGCGTACTCGCCAGTCATCATCCGATGCGGCACCGCTAGAACTAGCATTTGTATCTTGTATGGCTATTGAAGGATCACTTTTTGTTGCGGCCGCAGCGGCATTATCTGGTAATAGGCTTCGTCTTGCGGCTTCTGATTCATAGGAGTTGACATCTTTTGATGGATCATGCCCGCCGCCGCTTTCCTCAACTTGATCTCCGTAGAAACCGCCTCTAAAATCTGCGCCCTGATTGTAATTCTCAGATACTGCAGCTTGGCCGCCAATTGAATCTGTACCAGTTAAGTATGCGCTTGGGTTACTGGGATTATATCCGCCACCACTGCTTAATACTTGTTCGCCATTATACCCACCGGCAAAACTTGGAGCATAAGCGCCAGTGTAGTTTTGTGGAGCATAAGGATCGTATCCACCATTAGTGGATTCGACTTGACCTGGTACATATCCGCCTCTATTGTCGTATACGGGTGCGTCTGTAGGATTTAGAGCCATAATAAAACCTCTGTGTTATAGTGTATTTATTACCGGAGAAATAGTAGCAGTTAAAGATTGTCCGCATAAATAGGTTGTATAGTGCAATGCTATTATGTTATACTAATTAAAAGGAACCAAACACTGTGGCTCGTAAAATTAATTATCTCAACAACAAAGACATATTAAAAGAAATAGCAAAAAGTAAATTAGCATATTGTAGCTTCATTAATAAAGAAGTAACCGTATACGATGCTATTGTATCAAATGTTAGTGCAATAAACAAAAATTCTCCTT